CAATGAATAGGACTGAGAAAGGTGTTCCATTAGGAGATTTAGAGCAGTTTAAAAGTCCAGAAAGAATTACTTACGAAACAGTAAGTTTAACAATACCAGATGAAGCTAGAATCAAATGGTATTTAGAAGGTGAAGGTAATACATATTACGCACCACAACTAATAACAGACAATACCGATATAGGGGGATAAAGTGGCAACAGAATTAAGTAAAGATAGTAAATTTACATTGAGTTTAGAAACTGCTGTTAGTATAGCAGTAACTATAGCTTTAGTAGTTGGTATGTGGTATACCTTACAAGCAGATATAGAGCTTGCTAAGAAACTACCAGAACCAGAAGTGTCACGTATGGAGTATGATCTTAAAGATCAAATGATTCGTGATTCTATTATGAATACAGAAGAAAAAGTAGAAAAACTTGAAGAGAAGGTAGATTCGGTTAAAGATGATACACAGATGATTAACGAAACTCTTCTTAACATGAATAAAAACTAATGGGGTTTAAAGATGAATTATTATTATGGTATGGCATGGTTGCTTGGATTATTACTATGGCAATCACCCTTATACTCGCAGTCAGTTAATTTAGATAGTTTTGCAGAAGTACAAGCATTAAATGTACAACAGTGTGCAGTAGTGCAGATAAATGCAGGTTGGAACTATCAAAACAGAGTAGAGGTAGAAAAATTAGCTAAACTTTGTTATGTAGCTGAAATTGATTTAAATAATAAAGCAATAGGTGCTGTTATTCAAAAAGAATGGAATATTAAAGTAGTACCTACTATTATTATTTTAAAAGAAGGTGTAGAGGTCATGAGATATGAACCAGGCATAAGTATGAGATTTGATCAACAAGAAGTCTTTGAAAAAATTAAAAAAGAGATTAAATAATTAACGTTAATTATTAACTTGTAATATATTATATATTTAATTATATTAACGTTAATGGCAAAGGTATTTAAAAGTCAAGAGGTTTTTAAGAAAACCAAGAAAAAAACTAGACAAGGCATGTCTAATTTAACGAAGTATGGTACTAAAAATAGTAAAAAGTACTATAAAAAAAGGTCAGTAGGCCAAGGAGGATAATATGCCAACAGGACAAACTTACGCTCAACGTAAGGAAGCTGCCGCTAAAAGAAGAGCAGCATTAGCAAAGAAACGTAAAGCTGCAGTTAGTAAAATAAAAGCTAAAGCTAAATCAGTAGGCTCTAAGATAAAATCTAAAGCTAAATCAGTAGGAAGTAAAATAAAGAGCAGAGTTAAAGGTGCTACAGCTAAATACCAAGGAACTAAAGTAGATCGTAAATCAGTAAGAGGAGTTACTAAAACTAAAGGTGGTAACTACCCTAAATATGCAAAAGGTTCTGCTAAAGGCAAGGACTTTAATGCTAAATTGAGAGCAGCTCGTAAAAAGAAGCAGAAAACTATGACTTGGGATGGTCGTAAATACACCACTGGAGTTAAAAAAACAACTAGAAAAGGTAACACATATACTAACGTAGTTGGAAAAGGATCTAGATTGAAGAACATGAGTTCTAAAATGAAAGCAAATGCAGCAGCTAGACGTAAAAAAAGAGCAGCTAAGAAAAAGAAATAGGAGAAGTAATGGCTAAAGAAAAAGCAATAGAACTAAGTTTAATGGAAAAAGCTGAACAAGATATGCAAAGCATGGTTGAACAGCACAACGAACTTGTCAATCAGTTACAAGAACTGAATGGTAGGCTTACTGAAGTTAAACAAATAATAGTTGAACATCAAGGTTACATGAAAGGTTTAAAAGCATGTGACGAGGAATGTGAAAAAAATGCCTAAATTAGACTTAGTAACTAATATTATTGACAAAGTTGCTGGTCATGTAGATAAGTTTACATTAGACAAGCAAGAAAAAGCTGAATTAATTGCAGAAATTAATAAGGCTCAAATGGAAGTCAATAAAGTTGAAGCTGGTCATACATCGAGATTTGTCAGTGGCTGGAGGCCCTTTACGGGCTGGATTTGTGCCACTGCACTCGGGTATCACTACATATTACAACCTCTTTTAACTTTTATTCTGTATTCATTTGGACACACAATAGAATTACCAGTGTTTGATATGACTACACTAACTACAGTACTTCTTGGGATGCTCGGTCTCGGGGGGATGCGTAGTCTAGAAAAAGTTAAAAGATCAGCTTAAGGAGAGTACATGAAACTCAAAAACCGTGGTATTATTATACCAGACCAGCATTATCCGCTAGAGGATAAGGCTGCAGTTAATTGTGCAGTTAAAGCAATTAAGAAGATTAAGCCTGACATCTTTGTTAATTTAGGAGATGTAGGTGAGTGGGAGTCAGTATCTGCGTGGAGATATAAAGATAAAAAATTACCACCACTAGAATACCAGACTCCTTTAATAGATGAAGATATACGATTAGTAAACGAAGGACTAGATGTTTGGGATAAGGTATTGGAAGAAGTTGGATGTAAGAAAAAGTACTTACTCCAAGGCAACCACGATCTCTGGTTGGATAATTTTGTTGTTAAGTATCCCTATATGCATAAGTACAGTTTTGTTGAGGCGTGTAAGATAAAAGAAAGAGGATATAAATATAGTGAATATAACCTACCTATACAAATTGACAACCTTACTTTCTTTCATGGTGCCTATGCAACTACGTATCATGCTAAAAAACATCTTGAAGCATACGGAGAAAATGTAATTTATGGACATACACACGACCTTCAAAGACACACACTTACAAAATTAGGTGGAACAATAGGAGCGTGGTCTTTGGGTTGTTTAAAAGATATGTCTCATGAAAAAAATAAATGGCTAAAAGGTAGGCTACACAATTGGGTACATGCATTTGCGGTAGTTGATTGGTTTACTGATGGTACATTTAAAATAGAAGTAGTGGAAATAGTAAATGGAAAAACAAGTTTGTGGGGGGAAATAATAGATGGCAATGAAGACGACTAACAGTTTAAAAGGTAATCCTTGGAACTCTACAAATGATAGAAGATTGCACAATGCAAAAGGTAAGCGTGCATCTATGAAGATGAAAGGAATGAAAACTCGTGCCCAAAGAAGTATTAGACTTAAGAAATTTTAGTGGAGGATTAAATAACAATACAAATCCTAGGGACTTAGACACTTCAGAATTTCAAGAAATAACTGGATTAAGTATGGAAACACCAGGTAAATTAAAAATATCTGGTTCTGTTGCCGACTTACCTCATGTTAGTTCTGCTGATGAAGAAAAGTTTACGACTACACTAAACCATGGAAATGGATTGTTTCACTTTAATAGTGACAGAGATCCAAACAATGGAGCTTTATCCAATACGGAACTTTTATTAATTAATGATTTAGCTAATCATAAAGTAAAAGTTTTTGATAAAACAGATGGTGCATACGAAACTGCTTCCGATATAGACTATGGATCAACAGCAACTACGGTAGATTATTATGCTGTAGATGGGCAAGTTCGTGTATCTGCAAATAGTCAAGACAATACAAATAATCAAAACAAATGGTATGGCTATATTAATCGTCTGTATGATTATGGCAATGACGATGTACATGTTCATTTAATAAAAAATGTAAATGCCTTTACTGTAGATAATGCATATCCAGCACCATTAAAAAGTGGAACTCATTCATCTCCAGATGGTTATGGGTATCAAGTAAATCAATTACAAGATTACCAAGTTGGTAATACAGATTTTAATGGTACTCCTAATGATCAAACAGAATTACTGTTTAATAGAAACGCTTCTATTTGGACTGTTGCAGCAAGCGAAATAACTCCAAGTGGTACTAATAAGTTAGATACATTAGCAACAGCATTTAAAACTTCTTATACTGGATGGTCAGATGGTTATGGTCCTCTAGGTTTGTATATGTGGTTTAATCCAGCAGATCAAGGTACAGCTGACGAAATTGGTGCGAATATTACAGCCTATGCTAATACTTTAAATAAGAAATATAGTGTATGGGTTTCTAATATTTATGATGATCAAGAATCTAACCCTACGCATGTAGGATATATTAAACAACCTCCTACTTTAACAGCAGATAGAAAAAGAAAACTTTATTGGTCTGTTATCGGTAGAGTACCAAATAAAAAGAGACAAACAGGTTTTAAGATTTATTGGGCTATTGATGAAGATGATATAGTTGGTATAAAATATTTATTTATTGAAATAGATTTCGAAAAAGGCATTAGACAGCCAGGTACTGACGTGTATACTAAGATGGGTATGACCGTACAAAATAATTCTGGTAATATTAGTGCTGATGACGAAAAAATGTATGCAACAGGATCTTCTTTTTCCAATAATCTTACACAATCAATAAGAGGTTCTTCCAATATACAAACACTATCTATTCTTGAGCCTTATGTTGAAAGAGGATATAATCCACTTGGTAGGGCTGGTACGTGGTATAAAACATCAGTTATCCTAAATAGAAGAGCATATGTTGGTAATATTAGGTATTATGATATAAATAATAAGTTGCAAACCGCCAACGATACAGTGTTGAAATCAGAAGTAAATGAATTTGACACATTTGATAGAGATAAAAGATTAGATGTAGAAATAAATGATGGTGACGATATTGTAAAACTAGCATCAGTAGGTAGTAAATTGTTAGAGTTTAAAAGAAATAGTTTATTTGTTATTAACTGTAGTAGAGACATAGAACAATTAGAGGCTACCTTAAAATATAAAGGTTGTGAAAAAGATTATCATGTAGTTCAAGCGGAAGGATTTGTTGCTTGGTTTAATAAGTATGGAGTATTTCTATATGACGGAGAACAACTAAGAGATTTATTAATAGGACCTACTGGTCAAAAAAGATTTAAAGATTGGAATACGCAATATTATAGCGATGATGCTTTAATAGGTTATGTTCCAGATAAACAAACATTAATTATAGCAAATCCAGCGATAGGGAGCTTAAATAACAATCCTAGTGGTGGTATACTAGAAATTGATTTAAAGACGCTAGGATGGTCATATAGTGCGTCAAAAGCTAATGCTGTAGATGTATCTAACTTTATTAACGTTAATGATGGAAAGTTGGTGTGGTTTGAAAAAGATGGTAACGATATTGAATTAAAATATTATAATCCAGAACCTTCTTTGAAAGGCGGGGGAAATACTACTGTATCATTAAAGACTCCAGCATTTGATTTTGGAGATCCTAGTAGAGATAAAACTATTACTACGGTATATATTAATTATAAAAATGGTGAAGATATAACTGTAAAAGGATTTACTGATGTACACGCAAGTAACGATGGCTCTGCATTTAGCAGTGTTACATTGGGAACATTAGCAGGAAATAATGATACTACCAATAGAAATGCTAAATTTAAGGTAAGAGGTATAACTTCTGCTTTTAAAAAAGTTAAAACATTTGGTTTAGAGTTATCTGGCTCAACAGATCAGCAAGATTTTGAATTGAACGATATGCAAATAGTTCACAGAATAAAGACGGTTAAATAATGGCAAAAGCATTACAAGGAAATAAAAGGAAATTTACAGAAAATCTATACAGTGAATCATACGCATCTAATGCGAGTGGTAAAGGTTCTATTGTAAGTACTGCAACAAAAACAAACGACTTAGATCAAAAGGTAAATACGCAAGTAAAGATTACTACTAAACCTGCGAATAGAGACGGAGCACCTGGTGATAGAAGGTTGGTTAGAGAAGGAGACACTGTGTATATATATTATAAATTAGAATCAGAATGGTTTAAAACCGAATTGGAGAAAGCATAATGGCAAGTTTAATAGATGTAGCTATGGCACAACACGATACAGATGTGTCAAAAGAAGAATTAAAGATGCAAAAAAAGATAGAAAACAGTAAAACGATAAGAGCTTTAGATGATTTTACCGCTATGTCCGAAGGTGCACAAATGGGTTTGAGCGTATACGATATGGGAGCTAATATAAAATCTGCCGCTCAAGGTTTTAAATTTAGAAGAGATACTAGGAGACAGCATATAGATAAAGGTGTAGAAGGTGGAATGACTAAAAGACAAGCAAGGCAAAGCTGGCGTGAAAAAGGTAAGCCAGAAGCATTAAAAAAATTAAGAGATGCTAGAAGTCATGCTTCAAAAATGGAAATAGCTGGAAGTGAATTGAGTGAAAGCACTTTAGTGTCTATGTATTTAGAGGGAACTAATGTAACATCTACTGCTGTGAATTCTTCAGGTGATACCGTAGTAATAGACGATAAAGAAAATGGAACTCCAACAAATGCGGGAGATTATACAGACGTGCAAAATATGGGAACTGCAAAAGATGCTATTCCTAATAACTTGCAATATGGACAGCCAGGATATTTTGGAGTTAACATGGTAAATAAATTTCTGAACTGGAGATCTAGAAGAAGAGAAGAAAAAAATAAAGGCGGCGGCGGAGGTGCTGGATAATGTTTGGTTTTTTTAAAAAGAAAGATCCTTTTATGGAAAAGCTATTTGAACATTTAAAAGATCGTGAAGGATTTAAGCAAAGTGTTTATTTAGATACATTAGGTAAAGCTACTTGTGGTATTGGACATCTTTTAACTAAAGATGAAAAAGAAAAGTATCCTGTAAAATGTTTAGTACCAAATGATGTTATAAATGAATGGTTTAAAAAAGATGTAGATACAGCTTTAAATGCAGGTAGAAGAGATGCTAAAATATTTTGCACAGACAATGATGATGTTATAATAGGTTTAGTATCTGTTAATTATCAGCTAGGTGCTAGTTGGAGTAGAAAATTTCCTAAGACATGGAAACATTTAGCACATAGAGAATATGACGAAGCAATACAAGAGGTGTTATATAAAAATCCACCAGATAAAGAACCATCAAATTGGATTGAGCAAACACCTGTAAGAGTAAAAGATTTTATAAAAACTATTGAATTGTTAAAGGAGATTAATAATGGCTCAAGATAAAGTAAAAAAAGAAAATATAGAAGCTGATAAAGCATTAGACAATATGACTGTAGATCCTGTAACAGGACAACCTGGTGATTTATATGGTGCACCAGAAAAACCAAGTCAAATGTTATTAGATGATATGAAAGAAAAAGAAACTGGGATACCACAAGATCCAGCATTAAAAGGAACGGGTCAACCTGGAGAATTATATGGAGCACCAGAAGAACCTTATGAGCCTGAGGTAGATCCTTTAACTAAAGCAAAACGTAAAGCACAGGCTGATATAGCATCTCAATTTGGTGACGTTTTTTGGATGCGTTCTGTATCTCCTAATGTAGATTTTAAAAATTTAAATAAACTTACTAAGAAAAAGGAGAATGTATAATGGGTTGGCAAGTAGCAATGGCAGTAGGTGGTGCAATACTTGGTGGTTTAGGTTCACGAAGAAGAAGACGTGAAGAAAGAGCTAGAAGATCTAGGGAAAAAATTGTTGCACTTAGAACTCAAAAAACTTTACAAGCATCGGTAACAGATATAAGAAAAAAATATCAGCAAGAAGCTGGATTCATGAGACAGGGTTTTGCAACGCAGCAAATGTCTGGATTACAAGCTTTCGGCGTAGAGATGGAAGGTGCAAATCAACAGATTGGTAGTACGGGTTTGGCTTACGGTGGTGGAGCAGAAAGACGAAAATCTTTATTAGAAGAATCTATGCTTTTACAACAGCAAGACGAACTTACAAACGTGCAAAGAGATTTTGCACAATTAGGTAGACAACAAATGTCAGAAATGAGAGATGTTCAGGTAGGGTTGTTAAACCTAGAAGCACAATCAGCACAGAGAGGTTATAGTATACCTAGTCTGGGAGCTGATTTCATGAAAGGAAAACAAACTAACTTAGGAGGAATGGTATAATGTCAAATTTATCATACACAGACAATTTTTTAAATTCACTTTCTAGAGCTAGCAATAGCGTTACAGGTTTAGTTCAACAAATAAAAGAACCTAGTTACGAAGAAAAGGCTAAAATAGATACTGAATCAGAGAAAAGTTTATTAGAGAAACAAGGCGAAGTAAGAAAAGATACTGAAGGTTATTTACTTGGTGAAAAAGCAGGTTTTGATAAAATGTTATTGAACATGGAAAATATGGCTGACTATGAAATAGCAGCATTAAACGCTGTTACTTCTATGAAAATTCAAGGGTTAAAGGGAGAGCAAGCATTAGCTCAGTTAAAGCACGCAACTGCAGAAGATATGAAAGATGCCCAATTTCAATCACAAGCTGCATTAGCTGCTGTTGACTTTTCTTATGGAAGCTCTATATCTAATCCAGAAGAAAATCAAGGAGAAGGATTCTTTGGTTCTTTAGGCGGTTTAATACCTGGCTCAGGGACTTATACTAGATGGGCAATGGGGGATGAGGATAGAACAAAGCAGTCTATGCAAGAATTTAAAGTGCAATCAGACCTTATGAAAACTCAGGGATATATGATGTTAAAAGAATATAAAGCAAATCCTGACTCTCCAATGGTACAGCAATATAAAAACTTATTATTAGATGGTATTTCTACTGCAGAAAAACTATCTGAAAACTCTGCATATCAAAACTTCGATGATCAGACACAGTATTACAATAGAGAGATGGATACTATGACTAACATGTTGGATATGCTAGAGGAATAATGTTAAATATCTATATAAAGAGTCTAAATAGTAGTTTAGAGAACGGCTCTATTACAGAGTCTATGTATGCTAAACAACTTAAGAACTACTATGACGTTCAAGGAGAGTTGTTAGATCACACTAGTTTAAACTTTGTTGAATCAAAGTTAAACGAACTTAACGTTCCGTTAAGTAACGTTAAATCTACTGATGGTGTTATAAAGCAAGCCGTATCTGGTTTGATAGAAGGGTTTACTACTCTTGGTTTTGCAGATAAACCTGATACTCCTATGGAAAAAATAGTAAATAATGTAAGTCACCTTATTGGGTTAGCACCTGGTATTATGTTAGGTGGTGGTCGTATGTTAGTAAGTGCATCTAAAACAGTAGGTAATGCTTTAATTAGACGTGGTGCCTTAGAAAAGAATAAAAGCCTTGTAAAGATGGGTAAAGCATTAGAAGCTAAATCAGAAGTATATTCAAAAAGTAATTCAAGAGCTCAAAAGTTTTTAGGAAAAATGGCTGATAAAATGAGGTATGTAAGTAAGGATGGTAAGATAGACCTTAACCTTAGAAGTTCTACTCCTACAGCTTTAGACCCTAGAACAAGTAGATCTATCTATGACTTAAAATCTATACCAGGTAAAATATCGGAAGTAGTGCAAAATAATGCATTGGCATTTATGGGAGAAAATAAAGCCACGGGGTTGAACTTTATTACAAAAGGTTTATTACGTGGACAGTTTAGTGAAGAAGCGGTAGGTAGAATTTTACATGAAGCTGGTCACGTAGGATTGTTAATGGCATTCTCTAACCATCCTTTAGCAATGAGAAATGAAGGCGGATTGTCTGCAGATGGTGTAAAAGCTATGGCATTTGCTGGTATGCATGGAGCTCTAGCTGGTGGTATATTTGGTAGTATTGGACAATACGCTAATATATCTAAATTAATGACATCTACTAATCCAGCTATGGTTAAGACTGGGGAAAATTTAATTAAAAAAACTGCTAAAGCTTTAGCTACTAAAAAAACGGCTGATTCAGAACAGTTTATTAATACTATAGCAAGAGGTACTGCAGGTGCTGGATACGGTGGTATAACAGCATCAATAAACGATTTACCTGTAGAAGAACAAATATATGAAACGTTAATGGGTGTATTCTTTAGTGTCAATGCTAGACCTACATGGGAAGCAAAAGCTACTAAAGATATAAACACTTATTCAAATATGTTTAATAGATTGCACTCTACCGATAAACAGAAAGAATTATTAAGAAGCCAAGATTGGTTTGTAAGAGAAAGCAAAGATTATCAAAGATATTGGGAAAATCATTTTGACACTATAAGAGAACAGCAACTTACAAGCCGAGAACATGTAAGTGAGTTACTCTCACAGAGAATATTAAAAGTAGCTAGAGATTTAGAAAAAGATGGCAAATTAGACCAGAGCGAAATTAATGCTGCCTTAGAAGGTAAGAGTACAAAAGAAGGTTCCTTAAATCTTTTAAGTACATTAGTAGAATTTCGTAATAATTTAAGGGACCCTAATTATAATATGAATATAGAAATAGACCCTTACAAACCTAATGAATTTGTAGATATGTCATGGCTTACACAGTCTTCAAACTGGAGAGACACCCAGACGAGAAGTAATATGGCAGATTTCCCCTCTCATAGTTTAACAGAAGTTTTTAAAAGAGTTAACACTCAGTATGGGGAAAGAGTTGGTAAACAGCAGTTCGTAGGGGATGTTACAAGTATATATAATAGACTTATTAAAAATAAAAGATATTATACTATCGACCCTAGAACAGAAAGACGTGTAATAAATGTTGATAAATTTGTACAAGAGATTCAAAAAAAATACAAAGAGTATGACTGGAAGAGCGATCAGAATGGAACAAACGAAGCAAGAAGAATTGCTTTAAGATTTGATTTTTTAAGAGAAGCTAAAAAGGATTATGTGATTGACTTTACAGATGGTGCTCCTAAAACTAGAAAAGTAGGTAAGCCTAGCCCTACCCCAAAAGAAGATCCACAGAAAAATAGTGTATCTAAATTAACCGCTGGTAATAGAGACTCTTTTGAAGGTTTTAATTATATGAACTTGCAAACTATAAGTTATATGAGAGTTTACGACAATGCTACTGGTAAAAAAATATGGGTTTCTCCTCTAAGTAGACAGGTTTGGATAAATGACAAGGGTCAACTTCAATCAACTCCGTATGTAAAAGAAAAGCAATGGATAGAATTTGAGAAAGAACAGCTAAATAAAAATAGAAAATTTGTTTATGGAGGTATTTCAGATACAGGTAGATTGGATGTAAGAACATACCCCTGGAAAGGCCCTCCTGCTAAAGGAAAAAAAGAGTCTCCATATCATTGGAATGCTACAGCTATAAATAATATTCACGCAGCTATATATAGAGAAATACGTAGAACTCAAGAGGGTAGGGACTGGTATAATAACTTATCTGAAGAAGTAAAAAATATGAATAAAAATACCAAAGCAAATACTATTGCTACTATGATATATAGAATGAGAGAACTAGGTCTAATTACAAAACAAACAGAGCTGCATAGTAAAAATTTAAAATCAATAATAGCTAAAATACCATCATATTTTAAAGCAGAAAAAGCAGCTGGAGGGTATGGAAACGAATCTAAATCTCAAAAATATTTAAAATTAATGGACGTTTCAGACATTACTTTTTTAGAAGGTAAAAAATTAGGCCTTAAAGATGAAAAAATGAAAGGTATAATATTAGAAGATTTAAATGCTGGAAAGTTAAATGACTCAGAAACAGATGGAACTATTATATTAGATGCTGTAATATTTGACAAGTTGGTTAAGTATATGGGAGGCGACAATGGTACAGGAATGGGTAAAGGAAGCCTGTATTCACCCCCTAAAGACGGTAACTCCTTAATGATAGGTAAGTATGCTTACGCTAGAGCTGATAGAGCTGATATGGCGTATATGAAAAATGAAGGTTTGCAGTACATTATCTACACTTCATCGGCCAAGCATTTTGGTAATAGACCTGTTAATTATTTAAATGACAAAAATTATGATCCTAAAAAAGCAACAATCGATCAAAATGTATATCCAGAGAAGCCTGAAACAGTAGAATTGGAGACAAAAGATTTTACTTGGAGTATAGATATAAGAGAAAAAATTAATGTTACTGGTAAACTTAACATGATGCAACAAATGTTTTTAAATGCAAATGGAGTACAGTTTGATAAAGATACTCCTGTTGGTAAAAACTTCTATGATGCATGGGAAACTCTTTTAACTGAAAATGTTAAGGGGAATTCTAAAGTAAATAAGGCAGCCGAAAAAGCATTGAAAGCTAAAAAGAGAAAAAATGAATCGAAAAAAGCGTTTGAAAAAAGACAGAGTTGGGACAATCTGAATATAGATGAAATTAGTATTGACTTGATTGATAGTGTGGTATCTTCAAGAACCAAACATCCTGCGTTTAAGAGTATACTTAAGCACTTATATTATGAGAGCAAACATAACATAACTTTAGACTTAGAAAAAAGTATACAAGAACAACAAAATGAAAAACACGTAGGGCAACATTTGCAAGATGGTGGTTTTTCTCTACCAGCACTAATGGAACGTGGTAATTCTAAATTTGTAGAAACAACATTAAGAAATTATATTATTTCTAGAATTGTAAGACCTCAAGTACAGAATAGTTATTCTAGTATTTTAGCACCATACGATTGGAAATATTCATTAAAAAAACAAAAGTATAGTGAAGCAGATAAAGGTTTAGCAGATAATGAGTTTATGTTATGGTCAGGTGCAGAAGGAAGAATGTATGTAAAGAACCCTGAAACAGGGCGTAATATGAAATTAGGAGACTGGTGGAAAAAAATGAAGCAAGTTCTTGATAATGACACTAAGCAAAAATTTGTTAGAGATTTTTCTAAGAAGGGCGGTAAAGCAAAAAGACAAGCATGGTTAGATTCTCAATATGCAATTATAAATCGTTCACCTGTTATGACTGCTGGTAATATGAGAGCACTTAAATTTGTAGGATTTGCTGGAGGTAAAGATAAAAAAGGTTTTGCACTTATTACTAACAGTAGAAATGATATGATGTTAGGTGGTGCTGATAAAGATATTGATAGTGCTCACTTGTCTTGGGGTATGCCCAATGCTATTAAAGAAGGATATAAACAAAATCACGTTCAGTTTGAATTTGCTAAAAATTTATTAAAAGAAGATTTAACTCCTGAACAACAGGAGATAATGGCAGAAGGAAAAAAATTGTATGACAAAATAATGTACTTACAACAACCTACTCCTTCTGGTGTTGGAAAAAAAGGGCAGCTAGAATTATTTAGTCCTCAAGAAGTTGGCCCTGGATTAAGCCCAGCAGAGAAAAAACTGTTAGAAAAAACTACGAAAGAGTATTGGAAATGGCTGAAAAAGAATGAGAAAAAATTGCCAGGGAAGGGAGATTACGATTTAAAAGACGACAAGTTTATTGAAGATACTATCGGTATAAGTGTAGAAAAGCAAGACAAAACTCCTTTCGGTATCATACATTTTGGTAATAAAATTAAGGCATCCGAAGCGTCTACTTATGGTAAAGATTCTTTAGGTATTATAGATAATGGTTTTACAGCTCTAAAGCAAATTGCAGATTTTGACTTACAAAAAAGAACTGATTTAACACAGAAGGAAAAACTAGAGATATGGCAAGAAATAGCAAGGCTTAATGCAGGTATTGGTAATAGATTTGTTGATGCTTCTGAAGTTGTAAAAATAGACAGTGCTTTTCAGTATATAGAAAAAACTAGAGACTATCTTAAAAAAACATATGGCATGAATACTGGTAAGATAGAAACTAAATTTTATAATAATTTTATTAAGGGGTTAATGAAAGGTAAAATTTCAAATTATGGTGAAATGGCAGAGAAGTTAATTCGTAGACAGGGAGATCAAAAAACTATCGCAAATTTATTAGCTGATAATATTAAGGATTTAAACTTGAAATTAGATCCGTTAGTTGGTATGGAAAAACAAAATTTATACGGAGTATTAAGAGAAGTAAACAATATAATATCAAAAGATCCTTATGCTAGAGCATTTGGAATAGAAAATAAACAAGTATATGATAATATTATTTTCAATGATGCCTTAATGACAGACCAAGAAAGACAGGCTATATTAGATAATCCACATTTTTTATACAATAAAATGAATCCTATACGAGTGTTGAAGGCTATGGAGAAAACATATGACTTTCTTGACAATACACACAAAGGACTAAAAGATAAAAGTATATTTGAAATTTTAAACGAATTCACTGGTATGTCACGTGGAGATATGGATTCTTTTGTAAGAGAGTTGATTCATACTGCTCAATATCAAAAGTTTATGTATAGTGGGGCTTCTGATGCTAAGTTGAGAAAATTTAAATCAGGATCTAAAAATGACCCTGAAAGAATGAGTTATGCTGAATTGGTATATCAAAGCAAAGAGAGATTAAAGAGTGAATTAGATAGTTATTATTCTAAAAAGGCTACAAGTACTGTAGTACCACCTAAGGCTAAAGAGATTATAAACAAAGAAGTAGAAAAGTTATTTGAGTATTGGCATGAAGCAAATCCTGTTTTACACTTAAATTACAATGCAATGCCAAAAGAATTAGGTGAAAACGTTGCTAAACTAGAAAAGAGAATGATGATTGTTAAGGGTAAAATATTGAATGTAATGAAGTATAGAAAGGGAGATAAGAAAAAAGGAGAACAAGTTGGTACCGATATGAGAAAATGGGACTACGATAGTGTAAAAATATATGATCAATTAAAAAAAGAGTTAGGTGACTTAGAATATCAATTACTACGTTTCCAACCAGAGGGTAAGGATAATATGGCACGTAATTCTGCTATATCTAAAGAGGTTAAAAGAGACATATATGCATATGAATTAAAAATGATAGACGCTATTAAAGAACCTACTCCAGAAAGAATGAATAGCTTTTTATATGATATGGTAAACTTGCCTAGTGTAGAAGCATTAAAGGATGTTGATGGTCCTGGTAGAATAGTTGAGAATAAAATACTACCATTAGAAAACGGTAGGTTTGCAACACAGTTGGTTGATTGGGAAAAATTAAGTCAAGCTAAAAACTTTAAAAAAGCAATAGAGAAAGAGTTGGGAGTTCTTGATAAGCAAATAGAGAAAAAATATGGAATGCCTCCTAAATCATTGATAAAAGAATTGGATAGATTTGAAGACATACTCTCTCGTATGATATTACACGGAAACACTGCTCACGTATTAGATTTATCTAGTATATACTTAAAAGCTTTTGAGAGATTAAATGTAGTATCTGGAGTAGAGATTGATGCTACTACAGAAGCTCCATTAGTAGACTATAATCATTTAAGAATATTTAGCAATATACTCGAAAATAGATATATGGTAGGATGGAAAGAGTGGGGAGCAAGAAAAATAATACATAAAAAATTAGTTAAAGAATTAGTAGAACTAGAAAAGCAATACGGTGAAAAATTAATGCCACCAGAATTTGATACAGACTTAATGTTTCCTTCTGAATTAAGTAAAATGTTTGAAAAGGTTGAAAAGGTTTATAAAATTGGAACTGCTAAAGTTATAAAGGGCGGGCTAATGAAAGATGTTGGTATTAGAGTTCCTACAACAACAGTTGAAAGTATAGGTCAAAGTATTGGACGTGCTAATACAAGAGGTAATACATTAAAAGATGCAATAGAGAATGACTTAAGAGCTAAATTAAAACTTATTGAACCAGATAATTGGAAAGAATATACAAAAATAAAAGATACTATAGAAGGGCTTGCTGCCTACGAAAGACAAATGGGAATTGTAGGAGACGTTTCTCCTGCGAATAGAGGTCCTAGAGAGTTTGAAGTTCAACAATCTGTAGATAATTTAAAAAATAATGTAGAGCTATATAGAAAGAGATTGGCAAAGATAGATCCTGATTTTAGAATTAGAGTAAAAGGTATTGGACGTGCTAATACCATGGATTATACACCCAGAGAGTATGTAGAGCTTTATAAGGATGCTGTTCGAGATCAAATGACTGAATCATTTGAGCTTTTACACGAAAGTAATTGGATTGAATTAGAAAAAATTATAGGGGGTAAAAATTTTGTATTAGGTAATTTCAAAGGAGGTTCTTTTAATTTTGAGACATTTTATAGAGGTGAGGGAGTTGAACCAAGTAAGGATATAGGTAGTCCAGAGTATAAACACAGAAAATTATCTGAACTATTTTTAGATAAAGAAGGATTAGTAGATCCTGAAAGAGTTATGTTTATTGAAACATATAATTTAAACGATAGAAGTTTAGCAGAAGGTAAAAACGTATTAAAAAGACATTTCCATACAGAAGATATAACATGGTTAGAATTTCAATTAGATATACGTGATATAGTTTTAGAAAAATATGGTACAATAAATAAAAATGGTAGTATAGATTTAGATTATGCTAAATTAAATAAAATAAAATCGAAGAAAGTAAAAGGAACTCTTCTCGATGAAATGAGAAACTTTATACGTGAAACTAATAACGATAAATTAGAAAATAGTTTTATTGGATTTATTGGAACAGAAGAAGTAAATGGTCAAAGATTTAGTGATACATACCACCCCTTATATCACCCAAAAACAAAAGCTTATTTAGAATTTGTTCAGGATGTACATATACCACAAGAGACATTGCGTATGTATGGTCAGCTATATAATACCAAAAGCAAGGAAACCTATAGAAGTTTTGAAGAAATAGATATAGAGGCATTTAAACGTGGAGAAGTGGTCGGTCAATACAAAAAGAATTTGGGGTTAAAAGAAGATCAATTGGCTCAATATAGTAAAGATTTATATAGAGACCTAGAAAGAGGTTTTATATCTATGAAAGATGCAGTTGATTCTCTTTATAGAAATATGGTAAATAAACTTATAAATAATCCAGAGCAGTATAGTAATGATTTTTATGATGCAGTTACCTTTGATAGATTGATGAATATATCTACAAGAAGTGGATCTATGGAGACTCCTGGCGTAGGTAAGTTTAGTACTGTTAGAAGAAGAGCTCCTGTGCCTGTAGAAGGATACGATATAACCAATGACGCTTATTTTAGATATATAAAGACAAGTTCTATAGGTGTAACAAGTCAACAAGCTGCATTAATTTCTAGGTTGCATATAAATAATTTTAAAAACAATATATTACCTGGCAATAAAAGAATCGATCCAGAGGTTGGAAGACAGTGGTTACATAAAATTATAGATATAACTAAAGGTTATATGAATATGCCTAGCAATAGAAGTCTAGCCTTACATGGTATCACGGAAAAGGAAATGAAATTATTAGATGACTATGCTAAATCTGGATATAGTATGCACTTCCTAACAAAGCAAGGAGATATAATAACTAAAAAACTTATAAACGACTTTAGAATGTATACACGCCCTTCTGACTCTGAAATTAGAAGTATTCAAAATGAGCTATATGCAAAATCTCCTTTAAAGAGAGCAATACTAGATCACAACGCAGCTGTTAAAAATATAATGAGAGAAGATTTTACATTTACTAACGCAGAAGGAAAAGTTGTAAAACCTACTCAAAAACAAAAAGATCAGGGCGTAAAATTACGAAGAGAAGAGCTTGGTAAAAAGAAAAAACAGATAGCTTATCAATTAAGAAATAAAATGTATGGACTTTATAAAACTGAAAAAGGTAAGTTAATACCTAGAAATGAAATATCTCAAATAGATTATGCTGAAAATGTTATTATAAAAACTAATGGAGATGTAGTAAAATATGACGTTGAAGCAAGCTCACATGGTTTAATTAGACAAAGAACATTGGAATATAGAGATGAATTTTTATATAAAACAAATGCTGATGGAAAAAAAGTTATAAATAAAGAAAACATAGATATTACCAAGATAAGAAAATCATTTAGGGGTTGGTATAGTGAAGAAACTGTAGGTAATGTGTTTTTAAGATTAGAGCAGAAAGCAAATAAATTATTGGGGCATTTAACTAGTGGTAGAGTTCAAATATTTAAAGAACTACCTAATGATCCCGCTGCGAGGCATCAGGCTATGATAAATAAATTAAATTGGATATCAGATATGGAAGGTAAATTTGAAATGATGACATTGCTTTCTCACCCTAAATCAGCTATTGCTAATCTATATGGTGGTACTACTAATTTAATTTCTGATGTAGGTTTTCAATTTTATATGGATACATTTAATGAGAAAAAATTATTGGAAGTATTTAAAAATAAAACTATATCAGTAGTAGATCCGATTACTGGTGCAAGAAGAGAAGAGCCAATAAGAACTAAATCCGATGTACATACATATTTTGAATCTTTTGGTTTTATAGAAAGCAATATTATTAACGAACTAGCATATTTAAGACCAAAATCAGATACAAATTGGCATGGTTTTATAAATGAAATAGCACCTGCCATATCAGAATCCTTTAA